TCATTGCTCTGATTGCCGCTATCGCCTTCGCTGTGGGCAGTGTCGAAGAAATAACTTCCGTCGTAGCATACCGCAGCAGTTGCATTGATAATCAGCGTAGACAGAAGGCTCGCCCAATGGGAATTCGTCCGCGCCGCCAGTTCTCGTACCCTGGTGAGAATCTGCCCGGTTTTGTCCCGGCGAAGCTCACGAACAAGTACCTCCATCGTCGCTTCGAAATGCTTATTCAGAATGGTCAATCCGTTTTCCCGGAATCCCTTGGCGTTTCTTCCGCCAACCCATTCCCGCATTGCCGGTGTCTGTCCCAGCCATTTATAGGTTTCGGACTCCTGATCGGACGTGAACAGCATCGAAAGAGGCCCGATCCAGGCAGCTCCCGGATCTTGCTCCAACGTCTTATAAAACTCGCCGATAATAGCTCGGCTTGAAAGTCCACTTGCGCCCATAGTTTATGCCCTCCTTATTTGAGCGGTATTTGTTTGTGAATTAAGATCCGACGGCCCAGGTCCCTTTGATTGCCGAGATAGCGGGTCCGTTCACATGGGTAAAGTCTAGTTCGATGTAGTCTCCACGACATGCAGTCGCTTTTGTGTTGATCAGAGTCACACCGTTGGCTCCGGCCAGATCAGGCCCGGCGATCTTGTCGTCGGCTGCGCAATCAACGGTTACAGCAACGGTCCCGAAAGCTCCGATGTTGACGATTTTAACGCCACTCATGCCCGTGGCGGTTGCCGGTAAAGTTATCGTTTTCGCGTCGGTATTTACGAAAAGCACCTTGCCGGTATCCTCAACGTCGAGTGTTTTATCGTCGGAAACCGTCTCCTTGACCTTGCCTTCATAGGGGTCAACTCCCTCGATTGCGTCGAAAGCAACCTCAACGATCCCCGAAGACACAAAGCGGACTACTTTGCCGATAAAGACCCCGCCAGTGGGGAGAAAAGTGAAAGTGTCGTCATCGGTAGCGTAAACCGGCTGCTTGATGTCCGTAGCAACGGCGCCCGTAACCGGTAGCTGCACAATCCCCTTACTCACAACGCGGGTGTTTTTTGCTGCGGCAGATCCACCGGTGTTGTCGCATTTAGACTCCGCGAAACCGGCGAACTTGTCAGCGGATGTCAAGGGGCGGCTGTGTCCTGTTGCCAGCACGAGGCCGACGGCAGCGCCTTCATAGATGATGTCATTGGCGATGATAGGATATTCGCTTCTATCGCCAATGACTGCGATTCTGAATTTATCAACGGCAAGAGTGGTCATATTTTATAAACCTCTATCCTTTCTGTCCTATTTGGATAGGACCTTGAATTTTTTCTCTTCAGCGGCTACCGCATAGGCGAGGTAACGGCTGAAATCGTTCCCGAATTCTTCACGGAGCGCCTTGCTTTTATCCCAATCCGCCTTGGCCTTTTCTTCAATGGGGCGTTCATCGTCTTCCTTTGCTTTAACGACTTCGCCGATAGGCGCGTTGTCATGTGTGACGACAACAGGGGCCTCGGCAAGGATGCCGTTAAACGCAGTCGCGCGCTGAGTTCTTTCAGCTGCGAGGATGGCAACAGCCGCTTCCGCTCCCGTTGTTTTCCCGTCAAATTTGAGACCGGCAATCAGGCTCTCGTGCCCTGCTAGTGTCTGTGCCTCAACATCCTGAATTCTTGCGCGTTCCTGCTGCGCCCCTTCCGCTTTTCCCTTTCCAAATCCTTCAGCGTATCCGTCGGCATGGCCGAGTGCTTTGCCTTCGTCAATAATCGCCTGGTAGATGGAGGGATGTTTCGACTTTAATTCTTCCTGGGTCATATGTTCCTCCTGTAAGTTAGAAATGATTTGTTCCAAGGTGGCCTTGCCGTCCACCAAGCCTATATCAACGGCACTCTGGCCGATAAATAGCTTCCCGTCCGCCATTTCCAGGGCCTTTTCAACGGTAATTCCCCGGTTTCTGGCAACGTTATCAACAAAGATCCCGTAAAAGGTATCAATTCGATCTTGGATTGATGCACGCCCCTCATCAGATAGCGGCGCATGTTCCGAAGCGATGCGTTTATATTTCCCGGCGTAAATTTCTGTAACCTTGACCCCAAAACGATCTTCCAGTTTCGAAATATCGATATGGGCGCACACGACGCCGATTGAACCGACATCGACTGTGTCCCCCGAGATATAGATTTTATCGGCTGCGGACCCTATCCAGTAGGCGGCCGACGCCATCATACCGTCTGTATAGGCGATGACAGGCTTTTGCCCGCGCGCGCCTTCGATGACGGATGCCAGTTCCTGCGTGCCGTCCACTGTGCCGCCAGGGGAGTCGATAAACAGGACAATGCTGTGAATTGACGGATCATCAACAGCGGCCCGGAATGCTGCTTTGACGTTATTCATGGCCGTGCCGTCTTCCCACCAGTCCGGGTTTTTCGTCAGGACGCCCATGATCGGGATGACAGCCACGCCACCTTGATTTTCATATCCAGGTTCGACAACAGCATCCGCCGATTTAACCAATGCCTCAGAGGTTGCCGATAACGTCTCTAATCGTTCCGGGAGAATCGCCCAGGGCTGATTTAAAAACTGGTTCATTCTTCGTCAGTCTCCTCTTGTGGTTCCGGTTCGCTTGGTTTAGCGGTTTGTGCCTGTACCGGTTGCCATAGGCCTATTTCCGCCAACTGCTTGCGCTCCTTTGTGATTCTAGGAAGGTTGTCTTGAAAATCTCCGCCTGTCAGGATGACAGTTTGTTCATCGACCGTCGAAAATCCCGCCTCGACCATGATCTTTGCTGCCTCGGCTTCTTTTTTGGGATCAAGCTGAGTCAGTGCCTCGCCTACCCAAACCGATGAGCAATAAGCTTTTTTAACTCTGGGATCTGCGAAGAATCCGGGAGCGTTGATACGTCCGAGAGCAACGGCTTCGGTAAGCCAGGCCTCATAGACTGGCTGGCAGAAATTCGACACAAGCCATGTCCGCCGGCCACGGAAAAACCTCCATGCCTCCAAAAGCGCGGCCCGGCTCGCTGAATAAGACGCGGTGAAGTGGTGAACAAGAACTTCGTAAGGGAGTTCGAGGGCAACGCCGATTTGTTCGAGAATCGCTTTCACGAATGGATCAAATTGAGCGTTAGGGCGGTTCGGGTTGATCGTATTTATGGACTTCGGGTCATCCAACTCTATGATCATCCCGCTTCCAAGGGTTAACTGCGTTGAGCTTCCTCCTGCTGACGATTTAGTTTCAGTTCCGTAGCCATTATTGTTAATTTCTGGGAACGTCTGTTCGCTCGCCTGCGGAGACAACACAATGGTTAGAAACGATGAGATTACAGCCGCAGCCAATTCTGATTCCGTGTAGCGGTCAAGCTGCTTCAGTGATTCGATAACCGGGGCAAGATACGGCACGCCGCGGGACTGCCCGGGGCGAAGCATCCTGAAGGGATGAAGGACGTTTCTTTCTCCACGCGAGTTAAAGGCATTGACGACCTGCCAGGTATAGCGTTTTGTCGCGTAAATGTTTCCCGGGTGTTGCTCCAGGATGTGATAGGCTGTCGGCGCTCCGCAACTGTCTTTCTCGACCCCTCCTGACAATGTTGGAGAGTCGGCGGCATGGTCCTTATTACAGACCCGATCAGCCTCAATAAGTTGCAGCTTCAGGTAATACGGAGACCCGGGACGGGTAAAGCGGGGGAGATTTACAAAAATATCTCCATTTTCTAGGGTCTGAAGGAAAACAAGGCCCTGCATTTCTGCAAAATTCAATGTCCTGGAGGAATCGCATTCCTGAGACTCGCTGAAAAGTTTCCATTCCCTTTCAACTTCATCTTCCCAGGCGTCAGCCTGTTCGTCTGTCATGCCCAGAACGGATCTATCGATGCGCGCCTGGAGTTTAAGGCCGGACCCGACAACATTGGTTAAGGCCGTGTTCACGGCTCCACAGGCAAGCGGGGCATTTCTCATCATGTCGCGCGATCGTTCCCGCAAAAGAGGAAGATCCGACAAAATATCAGTATCAGCGTCGCCAGAACTTACGTTCCACTTGGACAGTGGCCTACGGGTCCGAGACGCCCCGGCATATGCTCCGACAAGAGCCTCAGCATATCGCGCCTTTGCACGTTTAGCCCCCCAAACCGGAAATAAGCGGCTTATCGCTTTATCGAGACCAGTCTGTTTGAATTCTATTTTCTTTGTCATCCTGGCACCACGTTGTAAAAGCGGACGCCACCGCGGGTAAGTTCTTTGACTTTCTTGTCCCAGAACTCTATTTGCCGCAGGATTTCTGCGGAATGAGCGCGGGTAAGGGATTGGTTGCCGATACTATAAGACTGCCCCATTGAAACGGCTTCGTTAGCCGCCATCCATAGGGCAAGTTGAGCTTCTGCTTGTGCGAGGGTGATTCCTGCCATGAATTCCCCAAAAAAGTATTTTTGCTTTGATGGGGAGAATTATAAGGCCGGTTTTTGGGTGATTCCGAAAAATGACGTAGAATGATGCTAAAAAGACGAAAAATGACGTAGAATGATGCTAAAAAGACTTGACAAGCATTTTAAAGTATGTCTTCGGGGATCGATTTTTGGACTACTGCGGTAGTTTTTTTGACCCACAAATTAACATTGTCCTTATGAGCATACCAGCGCTTCCCAAGGATTGCAGCCGGGAGCCCAAGACCAATGAATTCATAGAATGTATTCTTCGAGATTCCAAGATGCCCAGTTATTTGATCGATTCCAACAAGATAATTGTCATCTTGCTTGATGGTCAAACCTCAACCCCCTTGCTTAGCACTCTCATGCCGGTTCTTGTTTGTTGCTGTTGCTGGCCGTTATTTTGATTTGCTTGCTGGGCTGGTGGCGCCACAAGATTTACTCCGCCCCCGATCCATTGCGGATGTGCAAGGGAAATGGCCAGGACTTCAGCATCAAGCAGGTGATTGTCTTTTTTAACCCTAACCCATTCTGCAACGTGTTTTCTTGCATCAATCCGCTTCTCTTCCGCGAGTATTTGAGCGGAATAATCCTCTCCGGTTTCGTTGTGCAGGTAGAACGTCCCCTCCCCCGTCATCGCTTCCCCGGAGACAGCCCTTTCGATTCCTGCGTGATAGGTGTCTTTCATCGTTTCCGTATCGATGAGAATAATACGAAACCGCGGAGGAAGTCTTTTTCCTGAAGGTGAAGAGATAAGGTCCTCTCCAGGCTTGAATCTGCCCGGTATTGGTCGGGAGCTCCCCTTTGTGCCCCAGATATTCACGCCGCGACGAACGTTTTTGATAATCCACCAATATGTTTCCTCAGTCATCGACAACTCGCCTTCATCCTTGGCGCCACCGCCGGTATCGAGCGCCGCCCTCCAGATGCGATGAGTTGCCGAACCGTCACGGCTCGGGTAGGCTGTATTGAAAAGCTTATTTTCAACGTCATCCCAAGTAGGCAGAAACCCGTAATCAATCAGCCATCCGGTGTAATCCCGCGAGAAGGCCCGGACGGCGAACCAAAACCCGGACTTCTGCACGTCAATCCCGCAAAACAGCGCGACGGCCTCGTCAGGAACAACCATAGGCGGCAAATCGCATCTTGCTGAGAGTATTTTCGAGGACTCCGCCTTAATGATGACCTGTTTCCATGGTTCGGCAAGGGATGAGTTTATAAACCCCTGAATCTGCTTTTGTTTTGTTTCCCCGACGTATTTTTGGACATTAACCCAGGACTGCACCAAATTAGCGAGCTTCCCGCCATCAAAGAGACTGTAAAGGCGGTTTATATGGAAACCTATCTTCCGTTCCTGGCCTGTCGTTTCGGTTCTGGGGACCATCTTCCCGCGCCTGACGGCCTCGTTTTTCTCGATATCGTCAATCAGATACCCGCAGCTCCCGCACTGATAGCGTGCAGTTTCGCTGATCTGCTCTCTCGTTGCATGGCGCCCGCCTTCCCAGACCACGCCGCCAAGTTTATACATCATGCCGTCGTCGCCTCGGTATTTTCCGCCTTGAAAGCCGTAGGTGTAAAGGGCATCAGGTGACCACCTCAACGGCTGAAACTGCCCGCACGAGGGACACGGTATATGCCAGTCAAAGATGACATCGCATGAAAACAGCTCAACGGTTACGTTTCCGGTCTCATCAGTCGGAGTGCTGAAAAAAATGTGCTTTCTGTAACCTTCCGGGAAAGTGTTTGTACGCTCCCGGCAAAGAGACAACGCCGAGGCCTCTTTCGACGCCGCGTAGTATCCCGGCTTGTCGATTTCGTCACAAATCACGATCCGGATCGGCTTTGAGCCGAGTTTTGCAACCGATGAAGCCCACGCTATTGAGATGTAGCCACCGTTTCTGGTTTTTATTTCCTCGCGGTTGAAAGTTTTTGGATCGTAGTGCTTCAAGAGGGCTGGGGAATCAGTGAACATCGGCTCTATTTTCTCGGCTCCGACGTATTGCGCCGTTTCCTGGTCAGCCAAAATGATCATGATTGACGAGGGCTCCTGATCGCAATAATAACCGATAGGATTGCAAAGCAGGCCGTCCGTGCCCCCTATTTGCGCAGATTTACAGCAAACAACCTCATCGATGTCCGGATTGTTGCAGGCGTCCATGATCGGAACCAAAAACGGGACCATCTCCAGGCTATAGGGGCCTTTAATAGCGGCATGACGACCGAGCACCCGGTTGCGTTCCGCCCATTGTGAGACTGTGATTTGTTCCGGCGGGCGGGCGGCGGATAGCTCCTCTGGATACCAGTCAGGGGTTTTTGCTTTTGCTGACATTTTTAGCCTTCTTTGTCGATTTCTTGACCGTCTTTTTCTTCTCTTCCGGATAACAGAACTTCCCTTTTCGGGAATAATTCTCCAGGATCTGCCTCACATTCAGAGCGACAATATTCCGGACCTCCCTTTGCTCTTTCCCGGAAATCAAAGGTGGTAACCTCATCGAAAGCGACTGCAAGCCATTGGCAACCTCCGCCATTCTCGCCGCCCATTCAACGGCAATTTCCTCACGCGGAATAAGCTGCTCGCTTTCCCGCTTATTCTTTGTCTGTTCGCCGTGGGCCTTCTCCCACCAGTAAAGGCGCTTTGCCTCATTGATAGAATCTTCGCCTGCTCCAGCCGCTGCCCTATCCTGCGCAATATTTTGCCACCACCAATCAAAGACAGCCTTCAGGTCAAACCGACCGCGGGCCAATTTCGGGCAACCCATCTCAGGCCACTTGCGAACAGCCCGACCGGTTATGCCGAAAAGATGCCCAAGATAATCAGAGCCGACGACTATCAGAGATCCGGAGAACAGGGATTCTGGTTTGCTGTCTTGTTTTGGTTCAGTTTCTTTTTTTGCCATTTACCTATGGAATCAGGAACTTACGAAATTCGTTCACAAGTGGGCGAGAATCGAGGTTTGAATTACC